CGATTCAACCAGTTGTTAAAATTCATTTGGTTTGAGTAGGCACTTATGCCGCCAGTAATGCCACCAGCCAAACTATTAGCAGCACCCAACTGACCAGCACCAATGGCCTGACCAGCGGCCATGTACGCATTGCCTGCGTTGGTGGCGTAGTTGCCAGTATTGCCGGCCTGATTGCTGGCAGCAGCTTGACCCGACGACATCAGATTGCCCAACGTCTGAAGTTGATTTGCTCGATTGGTTTGGTAGCGGTTGAACGCATTACCGTACTCTTGCGAAGCAGATCCTTGGGCGTAGTCTTGCAAGCCCTTCATGGTCTGACCTGAGATCAAGCCACCACGGCCAGCGGCTTGATGACCAAGTTGTTTCATTCCCTCGCTCAACCGAAAAGCGTAACCAGGGTCGGCCTGATAGTCGGCCATGCTGAAGTCCCTGCCATACTTGCCGTAATCGGCAGCACCAGCGTTTCCACCAAGCCCCATCAACTCCATCAATCGGTTTTGACCAGTCAGACCCGCTTGGCGGTAAGGTTCTTGTAAGGCTAATTGCTTTTCCAGCGCAGCACCTTGCAACTCAGCAGATCGAGATGCCGCATCAGCCTGTGTTGACGCAGCCGATCTAGCTCCTGAACCTGCTATAGCACCCCCCAGAATAGCGCCACCCGCCCCAATCATTGCCACTGTAATAAAACTCATATTGACACCTCAATTGACTGATTTTTGATTTTGTTACCCACGGCAAACATGGAAAGGGGATCGTCTTCGACTAATTCCGATTCTACCGTTTCCACATCGCTTGACTCAACTCGATGAATGGTCATGCACAAAGCGTCCGTTTCGGCATAAACGGCACGTTTTGTTCCTGGCTTACTGCACAAAAGTTGTGGACCTGTGATTCGTTTCACACCCTCGTCCGTAGTAATCACCACAGTTCCAAAAACAACCATGTAGAAATGTTCTTTTTTGTGAACTTTACCGACTATCAGGCAATCTGCGGGTCGCCATACTTGACGGCAATACATTCCACCATGAAACAAATGTTCTGTGGGAGCCTCATATTGCTCATGTTTTGACACTTCAATCTGAAGCCGCTCAACTTGCTGGCGCATATCCGTGGCAACATTGAACCCAGCGCCGTAAGTGACTTGCATCATTATCCCACCACCCAAGCTGTACCGTTATCGAACACAGGGCAAACCACAGCCCCACCACCCACGGGTGCAGCCAAAAACATGGGTGCCAAGGCATTGGTTACCCATGCCCTGCGCCCTTGCGTTCCTGCTGCTGGTAGCGTTGCCACAGTGTACGCGACTCCAGAGCCTGTGCCGCCATTTGCCACCGGCAGTATGCCAGTAACCTGACTTGTCAAATCCACCCCGCTAAGAGCGCCACCAAGCGTTAGGTTGCCCGAACTGGTAACAGTTCCCGTCAACGTGATGCCATTGACCGACCCTGTGCCACCTACGCTGGTGACAGCAGTCGATGTAATGGTGAAGTTGGGGTAAGTACCCGTGACAACATTTGTACCAGCACCAGTAAGCACCACCGTCTGATCTGGCAGGGTGTTGGTTATTGCAATGGAACCAGATCCATTGGTTACAGAAATACCAACACCAGCAAACAACGTATTAAGGGAATACCCTGTACCGTTACCAATCAATAATTGACCATTGATAGGTGTTGTCCCCAAACCAGTGCCACCATTTGCTACGGCTATGATTCCAGCACCGCCGCCAGTAAACGAATAGACCGTGTTAAACCACATGAACCACTCACGGGAAACCGTGTTGGTCTGCAAGTCCACCAACGGAACCCGTGGGGCTGGGATTTGTGAGGGAGGCGTTGCCATTATGCGTTGGTTGGTGAAATCAACAACTCAGCACCCATGATGGCAATCTTCACGGGGTCAGTGCCGGACACCTCGTACACCCGATCGCGGATCTTCAAGGTCATACCAAGCCGCCGCCAGATCGTGCGATAGCCGTATTGACCAATGGCACCCATGTTGCGCCAATGCTCATTGGACCAAGTGTGGCCGCCGTCATCCGACCAGCGCAGCATTGCCTGCGGGTTGTAATTGTCAGGCAAACTTGGGATGGTTGTCAGCAGCGCACCACTCTCGGTTGTCAGATAAACAGCCGACTCGGTTGTCAAATAGTCTGCTGGGTAAACAGTCAGACCAACGCCAGTCTCGCAATCGAGTTGCAAGCTGTGCTGCGCGGTGCGCTTGAGATTGTTCTGGCCGGTGGGCAGCGCACGCCATGACCGCAGCCACTTTTGAATGCTGCCGTTGTCATCGTAAACATCCAAGTCCAGCGTGTAGATGTTGCCGTTTTGAAAGTCGCCCACAACAATGTTGCCGCCAAAGTTGCACTGGCAGTTGCTGCGGTGGCGTGTAAACGCGCCATATTCAAACCCTGCACGCTCATGCCAGGCTTGGGTGGACACATCATAGACCCATGTGGCATTGGCGCTGGGGAACGTCAACACGTAGAAAGAGTGACCCTCTTGCTGGTACGTGTAGGCCAGCGCGTCAGCAATGTTGCCGTATTGTGCGATTGCATACTCGATTGCGTGGGTGGACACCCGTAGTCCAGCGTAACCGTTGGCCTTGTAGACAATGCCCTGACCTCGGGCGTCTGTGCCCAGCCAGAACAGGGTATTGTCGAGCTTGGCGACTGAGAAGGCGGCTACACAGCCAATCTCGTTAAAAGCGCCTTGAATGGGCGTTAATGGGAAGTTGGCAAGGCCGGCGTTGTACCAGACCTCAACCGAGTCGGTGCCAAACACCCAAAGCTGCCGGTGGTCGCAGTTGATTGCCACCACACCATCAGGCGACCCATCAGCACTGGAGAAGAACAGGGGGTCGAACACCAGCGGGTAAATGTATTCACCGTTTGCAGGGTTGACCGTATCCACAGACCACAGGCGCTGGCTGTTGGGCTCATTAAAAATGAACTGGTTGTCCAAATAACCAACGGTCACAGCGCCAGGGAAGTTGACATCCGTGATTGCGTCAAACTCGTTGGTTGGCTCGTAGTAGGTGTAGCTTGGACCGTTGCAGGCAAAAAAGATTACCGCACCATTGTCAGCAATGGACACGGGGCCGGTGCCCGACACATCACCAATCTTGACTGGCGTGCTGGTCAATCCCGTGAGTTTGTAGACCTCAGTGCCCGACACGACGTAGAAATCTGTGCCGTTGGTCTGGTGCGCCCACAGTCCCCGAATGGGACCAGTGCCCACGGTTTGCAGAAAGTTCAAACCTGGCGCACGGTTCAGAAACCCTGCCTCTTTCCCACCCTCGGGCACGATCTCGGGAAACAGGTTGACCATGCGGTTATCCGCAGCGTTGATACTGCGGGCAACATACGATGATCCAAGGATGGGCGTCTTCATGGCTTAATCGGCAGGCAGTGCTGTGTTACCTTCTGCAACCCACTTCAAGTACGCACGGTAATCGGAGTTGTCTGGGTCTTGGGGAATGATCGCATTATCGGCCAAACGGCGAACAAAAGTTTCACCAAGACCTTCGTATAGCTGGTACATGATCAAAGTTCCGAATTAAGGGTGAAATAGGCTTGCGAAGTTCCGCTGTGCGCGGTGCTTTGGTACGCAGCCCCAAATCCCGATGCAGTGCCGTAACTCGTAAAGGAATACACAGCACCTGAGCCAGAGGGTGTAGTCACCGCGCTCACGGTTGCATTGGTACGCATTGCTGTTCGGGGAACAATTGGATTGGTAAACGTCGATGTGCCAACTACGGTCCCGTACAGCCCAAAGTACCGGCTTGCCAAAGTCAGTTCTGTTGAATATGGCCGGTAGTCAAACGATGTGTTGGCAGCGCCCTTCTCAATCTGCACACCCGTGATGGTGATACTGGATGTGGCTGTTGATGTGCATGAGAACACGATCATCAACCCATTGGCTGACGCACTGGTTCCCAGGCCAAATGTGAACGCCTTGAGTGCAAGAGCCGAGGTGGTCGTAAAAGTTCCTGTGGCAATGGGAGTTGCCCCAGTAGTGAAACTTGTGGTAAGGCTTGGTGCTTGCCAAGTGTTGGCACTATTTGCGTAATACGCAGTCCATGTGACCGTAGCCGAGTTGCTGGTAGCCACATATGCTTGCATGGTTACTGTTTGGTCATGCAGGTCAGCCACGTTGATGGCTTCAATTCGCTGCCCGATTGCCAATCCAGTGTTGCTGGCATTGTTTGCAGTTACGGTCAACGCATACTGAGGAACGCCGCTGGTGGGCAATGTTGTAGCCGCAACCGCTGAAGTGAACGCGCACGCAGTGCCGCTACCTTGGGCTATCCACCGATCAGTAACGTAGGCATTGGCGTAATTGGTTCCAGCCCCAGCAGAAATTCCAGTGTACTGCCTTACGTTAAATGCACCGTTGATGATGCGGTTCTTGAACCCGAACGTGTTGGCGAACAGGTTGGCATTCGTGATTTGACTTGTGACGCCGCTTTGGACAACTGGGTAAACATCATCCGCAAAACTGGATGTAACTGCGGGTAGGGCTGAGATTGCAACAGTGCTCATATCAATAGTTTCCAGCGTAGATGTTGAACCGTTGACGAGTTGCCACAATGGCATACGGCATGGACATGATGTCATCAGGGTTGTTGATGCGCTTCAGATTGCGCTTGCTTGTCATTGCAATCCGAGACACTTGGGGACTGGGTTCAACACCAAACTCGGGTGCAAACTCCATCGCCAAGTTGTAGGTGAACGCCCGCATATAACCTGGGGGGAAGTGCAACTCAGTTTCCAAGGTGGCTGGTTGGTCAAGTTCCTGCACCGATACGAAGTGCCATTCCAGATCCCTTGTAGGACGTGGATAGATGGACATTGTGACATCAGGGAACCCCATGTTCACGAAGATCACTTGGGGGTATGTGCTGGTGACGGTCTTAACCGCAATGCCGTCGTACTGCTGCTGATTGATGAACTTGATACCAAAGCTGACGTTGGTGCCCGGGTCACGGTAATAGGTGGCCTCATCAAGCAACACAGGACGCAGACCAACAAAATCACCAGACGGGCCAAGGGTGCGGATGTACTCACCGGCAGGCCATGTGAATATTTGGTCTTGGGTGCAGAATACAGAAAGGCGCTCAATTGACCATGAGTCAATCATCTGGTTCATGGCAGTCAGCGCATCTTGCGAAGTGGCTGCCGATGGCGTTTCACCTTCGGCTAGGATGCCAAGCAATCGAAGCGCCCGATTTATTTGGTCTGCCGCAGTGTATGTTGCCATGTCAGATTTCCTCGGTTACAGCCTTGCGTGTGTACTTGCGCTTGATGCTCAACGCATTTGTCTCTGGCTCGGAGACTGAATCAGGCGTGTCGGGATTGTACCGCGACCAGCCATTTTTTTCATCTGCCACCGCTTCAAGTTCCATAGTGGCAACTTTTCGACCGTGGACTGGGTGCATTAAATAGATGTTCATACCCAAAAAGGGGGCAGAAGCCCCCTGTTTGATAAGCGCAGATTACGATGCGTTGTGGATGATTGCAAAGTTAATCACAACAGCCTCAGACAGCGAACCTCCCGTAATATTTCGCAATGTGATTGTGCAACTTCCCGCCAACATACTTGAAATCCAAGCGTTGTAGGCTCCAGCAGTTGCATTTGCCGACGCAACATTGACAATGACTACATCCTTTGCACTTAGCAAAGAATTTGTCAAAGTGAATGTCACATTGGTTGTTGCTCCCAATGCAGCGCCATTCATCGTGATTTGACCAGCAGACTTGTTCAGAGTTACCCCTGTAGACTTGTCTGTCAATTGCGTCACAGCACCTTGAGCCGCTGCGCTATAGCCAAGTTCTTGGCTTGCGTAGCAGGTAGTAAATTCGGGATCGCTGTACGCGACACCGACAGCTTGTGAATTTGCCATGATTGTTTCCTTTAAAAACAGGGGCCGAAGCCCCCGTCAAATTTAAGAAATGCGGTACAGAGACCAGGCACCGTCACCAGTCTTGACTGCGCGGTACATCTGAGCCGTACCAGCAGTCGTGACAGTCATCAGACCTTGCGAACCAGACGAACCAATGGTCCAGCCGGTGTTGGTCGTGATCGTAATCACACCGCCGCCAGAACCGTTGGTGTTCACCACAACAAAGTCAAAGCTGCTGCCAATTTTGGCACTGGACACAACTGCGTCAAGGTCAGTAGCCAAGGGCAACGTGTAAGCCGCTGCGGTGGTGGTGGGAGTACCCAAGATGATACCGTTCAGCAATTGAGCAGTTGTCAGCGTTGCCGTGACAGTTGCAGTTGCGGGGGTGGTTTGGGTATTCAGTTGAACTTCAGACAGATTGCCGTCACCAACTTGGTAACCGCCTGCGCCATTAGGGAGAGCCATGATAATTTCCTTTTAAAGATGATACGAAAGAAGGGGCCGAAGCCCCATTCAATTTAGCCCCACAGACGGCAAGCCATCTGAGGACGGATCGTGCTGTAGCCGTACAGAACGTCAATACGGCAAGGCATACGGTCGTTGTTGATGTCGTACTGACGAACAACGCGCAGGCTGATACCGTTGTGAACTGCACGAGCAGCCATGTCAACACCTTGAGGCAGCAACAGGTCAGCCGTAGCAAACGTGATGGCGTCCTTGTGGTAGATCAAGTTCTGAGCGTAGGCCGTAGAAGCAGCACCCAAGAAGGTCACAGCGGCGCTGGTAGCGGGCAACGAGGTCATGGTAGCCAGTGCGTGAGCAGCGGAATACATGGGGGCCACGGTGACAGTCCAAGTGCCAGACACAGCGGTTGCATCAGCCAGAGCCACAAACTGGAACAACGAACCAGTGGTTTCACGGGTTTGTGGGTTCACAGCGTAGCAGTTTGCAACGGTGAACACATCGCCAGCCTTGATGGTCGTAGTGACAGAGCCTTGCAGCAACAGGATGGTGGAAGCACCTTCCGAAGTAACACCAGGTGTTTTGACCGTGGTGGATGCTGTCTCGTCACGAGTACCAGTGGTGTGCTGCTTGATCGACTGAGACATATTGACTTCTTCAAAGCCCAGCACGCCAGTGCCCATCATGCCGTTCTTGAACTGCTTGCTGATGGTGTCGGTGGGATTGAACAAACCTTTCATGCCTTCAACCAATCCAGCGTTGGCGGCTGGGTTGACGGTGGCGTAGCGAGGCGACATCACAGCGGCGTTCTCGTTCAGCTTCTGCTGGGCTTGCAACAGCACCAAAGAAGTCGAAGGAGTCGTGCCAGGGGTGCCAACGCTGTTACCAATGGTGCGGTAGGCGTTTGCAACGTCAGCGTCAATGCTGGATGCCAACTGGCTGATACGAGGTTTCAACACACGCTCTGCGAAATCGTCCAACTGCATGGTCAGTTCAGCAGAGGTGAAGTTAACACCAATGTGCTTCTGGCTGGCAACAGACAAGGTGGTGAACTGCTCGTTGTCATCCTGAACTTGCAGGGCGGCACCGTCAGTGACCAAAGCGCGGTCGGGCAGACGGATACGCAGTGTGGAGCCAATTTTGGCACCTTGCACAGCGAAGCTGTCATCGTACTGGCGATTCACGTTGCGCGTGAGCACCAGGTTGTTTTCCAAGATCTCAAGCGCTTTGCGCGTGATCATGTCAATGGTTAGGATAGAATTGGACACTTTTACATTCCTTATATCAATGGTAAAATGAAGTCTTCGCAATCACCCAAAAAGGCACAACATGATTAGCTTTACGATGGACGGTATTGAATACCGTATGTTTGACCATCTTTACGCAGTCTCGCATTGCGGGAAAGTTCTTAGAAATTTGCATTCCTACGTTCCTCATAACCACACACAAGGATACCTTATGTTGGGTAGAGAGCGTCTTATGCACCGAGTTGTAGCGGCTTGTTGGTTGGAGGATTTTGACCCACTTAAACAAGTTCACCACATTAACGGTGACAAGACGGACAACAGAGCCGACAACCTTGAGTGTCTCACCGCCAAAGAACACTTTGGCGAAAGGCATCATGACATATCGAGCCAGATTGGCAGATACACCCGAACAGAAGCTGCTCGGCAAAAGATACGTGAGTTTCGCACAGGCACGATTGACAGCGAGGAAACCCGCAGCAAAAAAGCTGCAATTCTTGCTGTTGTCGGTCCCAAAACTCAATGTAGCTTTCAAGGTATTTCCTATCCTTCTGTTTCTGCTGGCGCTAGGGCGGCTGGAATTCCACCAGCTACTTTTCGCCAACGATGCAAATCTAAAAACTTTCCAGATTACAAATTAACTTAGCGGGTACGCTGTGCTTCGTACTTCTTTGTCTGTCTTGCACGTTCTGCCTCAATCCACTGGCTGGTTGTCATGGTCTTGATAGACCGTGGGTCAGTAGTGTCATGTGACGGAGATCCAGAGGATCGTGCATTAACAGGCGAAATCGGCGCGGGCGCAGACGTTGTTCGTTTCATGGGAGGTTCAGCGGCCAATTTGGCTTCGATCTTCCCAATTTCCTTTGCCTGCATGAAAGGTGCCAAACGGGCGATACGGTCGGCATCTTTGGGGTTTGAACCGAGGTAGTAAGCCAACTCGGGTCCAATGTCCGAAGACTGGATCGTTTCGGCCATCACGTTCGTGATACTCAGTTTGGGGTTGTACGCGACCTGTTCAAAGTCATCGTATTTGTCCCGCGCTGCTTCTTCACGCTCCTGATAGCTTTCGAGAACTTGCGACTGGCGACTGGCAGCTTCTCGTCTGGCGAGCAATTCTTCGGCCTTCTGATATGCCAATGCTTCCGCATAGGCTTCAGGGCTTTCAAACTGATCAACAGAAGCGGCTGCTGGAGCCTTTACGATTTGCGTTTCCGCAGCACGTTGCGCTTGATCTCGTTCCCATTTACGTTGCTCTCTTGCGAGGCGCTTACCAATTGCTGCATCCAGTTCCTCTTGCGAGAATGTTTTGGGTGCTTCCGCAACTTCCGGCGTTTCTACTACAGTCTCAGGCGCAGCCGTTGCTTCCTGATCTGGCACGGGTGTAACCGCTAGGTTTTCGACTTCATCAGTCATTTATTTGAATCCTTAGATTCCCTGGTGAACGCACCAGTACGTTTTTTGGCATTATGCCTTAAATCTAACTTGGGCTGACAGGTGCGACAGGATTTGACGCATCCCGAATTGCATCAGCTTCCTCGTCGGTAATCTGCACGGAACCAGCAGGAAGCAGGTATTCGTACTGTGACGAATCAAGAAAATGAAGTGAATTGTCAGGTGCTTTGTAATGTGGCATGATTAATTTTTAACGCAATTCAGTCCAATAACCATTTGTGGGGGTGCCAGTTGCTGAAATCAAATAAGTCGCCGATGGTGGAACAATTGATGAAACGCGATAACGATCAACAACATTAGCCTGAGTGTCAGCATCAGTTTGAGTACCACCCACAGTCATAGTTAAACTAGAACCAGAAACCGAATTTGTACAAGTGTATTTAACCTCAATAGGTTTTCCTGTGGTGTTGTAATAAGTAGTTCCTATTGATCTACTTCCTGTGAGTATTTGCCAAGTTTGCCCATAACCAAGACTGCTCATTGATGTCAACGCATTGCCACCAGCACCTTGTACAAGACTTGGTGTAGTCACCCAACTACCAGCAGTTGCTTGTGTAGAAGTTATGCTTCGCACCACTCGATAAGCAACGCTAGTTCTTGCCGTTGTAGAGTAAAACACATTGGCCGAATCAGAACCAGCATCAATTGCAATGGTGCTAATCAAGCCGGTTTCGGACAAATCATTGCCGCCAGCCAAGTTGACAACGGCACGCTCCAAGGTTCCAGCGTTGTTGATTAACACCTCAATAATGGTGCTTTGAATTGCGTTAGTGGTTCCCAATGTAGCGCCATTTGGTATTACCAATGCAGCGGGAGTGCCGGTTACGATGGTGGCAAGTCCAGATGATGCAGTAGTTGATCTAAAAGACAGCGATATGGGTGAAGTGGACACTGGTAGTGTTATTGCACCCGAACCATCAACAGTTGGATTTGGAAATGAGAATATGTCATTGCCAGACGTTGCCGAAATCGCCGTAGTGACAAACGCTGTTGTGGCAACTCTTGTATTGTTGGTGCCAGCCGCAGGTGTTGTTGCAGTAGCAGCCCCAAGCGCGGGGGCGGCTAAACTGGTAATGTCGGTGTTGGCACCTTTGAGGGCAAACGTAGCATCTGCTGCTTGCAAAGCTGCTATTTCGGCATCAATACTGGCAGGAACGCTTACCACATTGTCGTAGGTGCCAATGGTCACCCCAAGAGATGTATTCAAAACAAACTTGTACGACAAGTTGCCGGTGAGCCAGATTTCGCCGGTAACACGGCCCGCAGAATCCAAAACAATCGGATTGCTGTTGGCAGTTGCACCACTTGAACTGGTGTAAGTTGTCTGTGGGGTGGTCGTGCCAGCAGCGTAGGTGTACAGCAAGCCGCCAGACAATATGACACCGTTATTGTCAAAGAACTGCCAGCCAGCGCCAGCAAGTGGGGAAAGATTGACGGCCATAGTGAAACCTTACAGGTAGTAGCTGATGTTCAAGATAGCGCCTGAAACTTGCTCAATGAACTTAATGTTGGTCAGATCGCCATCGTACTGCAACGGGATACCAACTGCCAAGGGCATACCGACAGAGGCCGTTGGGGCAATTTTGTCATCACGCCACCGCACAGCCTGGCCTTCAGCAATGATTAGGGCAAACACTGGTTTGGCATTCAATCCGTTGGGTGTTCTTTGGGGAACCGTCAAGTTAGTGGCGCTGGACAGGCTGGTGATTTGCTGATAACCCATGCAGGTCGTTACAGCTTTCAGATTCATGGACATGATTAAAATCTCCGAGGTTGAGTGAATGAGCGCAGACGCATTGTAATTTCATTGCTGTCAGCAGGAGTGGGTGGAAGAAACCAACCCGTGTTGTTGCCTGCGTTTACGTTTGTTAGGCTATAGGCGTCCCAAGTTGCTCCACCAGTAGCATTGCTGTCTTGAATAGTCAAGTTTGTCACCGTGTTGGTGCCACTTGCCGCGCTGATGGTGGCTTGCGTACCAGCCACCGTGCTTCCCAAATATTTCTGCGTTGTGCCGGTAGTAACAAATGAACCAACGGTATTGGTTGTTCCAGCAGTAAGCAGCAAAGTTCCATTTGTTAAAGTCAACGCTCTAGTGGAACCAAGAGTCAATGTGCCACTAATAGATGCAGTTGTTCCGCTAAAAGTAATCGGGTTATCAATAACCGAGGAGGTTAAGATTGTAAGATTATTATTAAGCGTACCGGCTGCAAAAGTCCAAGCATTACTACCACCAGTAATGGTCATGCCAGTTGAAAGTCTCAAGCCACCGTAAACTACCGGCGCTGCGTCAGCAGCCAAAATGCCGGTAAAAGTGTTAAATTGAAGATTGAGAAAAACACAAGGACTTGTTCCTAAACTTATCGTATCGCTTCCAGCCTCAATGTAGAAACTCAAAGCATTGGATATTGACCCACCAGAAGAAAGCAACCCTGGTGTAATTGTGCGAATGAATGAAGTAGGAGCGCCAGTTACATAGACATTACCACTTCCCGTGGTAGTAAAATTGGTTGAATCGGAAGCATTAAAAATTATTACGTTGGCAGTAGTTGATGCTGACGTAAGATAAATAAATCCTTGATTGCCATCAAAGCTGTCAAAAGATAAAACTCGCGCATTGCTGTTGTTGCTAAGAAATTGACCTGATGACAATGTTTTGCCGTTTAAATCAAATGTGCCAGCAGTAAGTGTGCAAGTTCTAGTATTGCCAAGAGTTAATGAATCTTGAAGTTGCCATGTTCCACCAACACCATTGAAGACAAAAGGTCTTTCAAAAACAACCCCATTGGTTGTAATTGTTTTTACTCCAGACGTAGCCTTAAAGTTAAAAGTACCTGTGGCAGTTGCAGTTACTCCAGCGGGCACAGTAAAGTTGCCGTAAATGTCTGGGTTACTTGTGGAAATATTACCAGCAAAACCTGTAAGATTTACGTCTTTAAAAGCACCATTACTTGTCAGCGTTAAATTTCCCGTTCCTGCTATTACATTCACAGAAATAGCATTTGCTTCAGTAGTAGCTGTAGGGCTGACAGTTCGCCCTGTTGCACTTGAATTGGTGAGAATAATCAACGGCGTACCAGTTACCGTCATGGTGGTGGAGCCAGTAAACACTGTGCCAGTGCTGTTCAGCGAAATTGTGTTTGTGCCAAACGCAAGCGTTCCAGTAAAACCTGTGCAGGTCAAAGTTTGAACTGTCGGGCTAATGTCAAGCGTGGCTATACCTGAACCAGAATTTGCATCAAACGCCGCAGTATCCGCAGAACCTGGCACAGAAGCACCAGAAGCCAATCCAGAACCTGTAGCCCAATTGGTGGTGCTGTTCCAGTTACCCGTACCGCCAGTTACCCAAAAACGTGCAGCCATATTTACTCCACAATCGGTTCATCAACCACAGGCGGTGGGTTGGTAATGTAGTCATACCACTTGTCGTACCGAGCCTGCTTCATGGCCTCAATTTCAGCGTCAGTCAGGCCGTGATCGTCAGCCAAGAGCAGCGTGTCCGATAACTTGTACCGCCCGTCAGGTTGGCTTATGGTGAAATTGATTTTGATCATGCCAGAAATTTTAGTTTGTACAGGGTGGACAGGTACAGTTCAATGATACCGTCAATCAGGTTTTGCAAGGGTGTGTCCGTTTTGTCGGCCACCTCATATCGGCAGGCTTCGATTTCTTCCAACTGGCCTTGCAGGAACTCGATGATGTTGGTGGTCTTGTTGGCCGACATCAGGGAGATGGGACCAATCAGCCCCTTTCGCCCTTGGTATGCTTCCGCAAACCCGTCAGCCAGGTCAATAATTTCATCATAAAACGTGTTCAGCGCCATGTGCTTGGAGAAGCTGCGGGTGTTCAGATGCACCGAATGGGCCACATCTCGGGCCAAAAACAGCATCCCTATGAAGTCATTGCATTTCATTGTGGCATTCCTTGCATTGGCATTTCTTGGGGCATTTGGGTCATGTCTTCTTGCATTGGCTCACGCATTTGCGGAGATCCAGCAACGATGTCGCCGGAATCCATTGCAGCATGGAGTGTACCCATCACAATGTCCTGAATCTGCTCTGGCGACATACCAGCCTGCACCGCAGAAATACGCTGAGTCTCAGCCTGATAGGCTTTGATTTCTGCCTCGTAGTCCTTGCGCTTCATGTCCTGCGCTTCCATAGACTTGGACACGTTCTGGAGCATTTGGTGCATCTGCTCCATCTCAGCGCCCATTGCCTGCATCTGCTGCTGTGCAGCGGCCAATGCGGGATTGTCCTCGCCATCAGACATCAGTTTGGGGTCAATGGTCTTGGCAAAGCGCTTGGACATTTCTTGAGCACCAGGCCAATCCATGTTCTTGACAAACAGGTCACCGGCCACAGACCACAGTTGAGGATTGCCCTGCAACAGTTGTGCCATTGCCTCCAGCGCCTCTTGACGTTTGGTCGCGTAGCCTGGGCCAGTGGTAGCCACTACGTCATATTTGCCCACACCAGGGTTGTAGATCTTCTCAATGACGATGCCCTGCTCGTTCACGATTTTGTTGACTGGCTGCGGCTGGTCAGGGTTGATCTTGACCATCTTTGTCTCGCCGTCCTCACCAATGATGCGGGCAATGCGCTGCGTGTCGTAAATCTTGGGGATCATGTCCACCAGTTGACGCGCAATGTGCCGCACGCCACGGGCGAGGTTGTCGCCGTAGTGGTATGTGCCCACATCACCCTCACGCTGACGCGCAAGGATGGCTTTTCCGCTACGCTCGTTGGAACCCATGCCCAAGGATGCGTTGTACTGGCCAGTGGTCGATTTGATGTCTTCTGCCGCGCC